TGGACAACGGAAAGCGTCCTCAAACCCAGTATATCGAACTTAACACTAAGGCTTGCCACATCGTCCATATCATAACCAGAAACAAGCCCTCCATCATTTGTTTTTTGTAGTGGCATTATGTCCTCTTGTGCATAATAACTAATTGAAATGCCAGATGGGTGAACTCCTGTGTTTTTAATTAATCCTTCTAATTTATGAGCAATCTTAAACGACTTCTTGTGTGTGTCGGCAAACTTTCTGAAGGCTTCGCTTTCTTCATAAGCTACGTCAAGCTTGGCCACCTTCCCAAAGTGCTTGGGTATTGTGTCGCTGATTTGATTCACATCCATTTCGGAAAGTTCGGCAACGATCTTACCACACTCTTTCATACAAAGCTTGGAGCTTAAAGTATTGAGCGTAAGTATTTTTGAAGTTTTGCCTTCATACTTATCTTCGATATATTTAATAACCTCAATGCGGCGATCATAAGAAATGTCATTATCAATATCAGCAAGTAAAGAACCATCAAGGAATACTTCCCCCTCATGCTCAATTTTCCTTGCCCTACTCTTAGAGACGAATCTCTCAAAAAACAACTCATACTTAATTGGGTCTATGTTTGTCACACCAAGAAGAAAAAGAACTAAACTTCCAGCCGCACTTCCTCGGCCAGCACCCGTGGGAATACCACTCCTCTTACAGTAATCCATAATATCCCAGTTAAGTAGTATATAATCTACAAACCCAAGATTATCTAAAATGTCGATTTCCATTTGAACACGATCATAGTAATCTTTTCTGTTTTCTTTATTAATTATTTTCAGTTCTCTCAATCCTTTTCTGCAAAGCTGCTTAAGTATTTCGAGACTACTGCTGTCGGCGTTTAAGCCAATAGATTCAAGCGTGTCTTTTGGCACACTAATCTCTGGCAATTTAACACCAACTGGGAAAGGGTTTTTATATCTCATAATTCAATATCATAAAGTTGTTTGTGAAAAATTTCGAAGTTCATTTCGATATCATAAAGAGCATCATGCAATCTTTTCTGATCAAAGTCAATGCCATACTTTTTTAACAGTGTTAGCTGTGATGTTTTTAAACCCCTCTCTCTGTGGTTCAGCCACCTGTATTGCCAATAGATAAAATCTTTTTTCTCTACTGGGGATTCTTTTTCTATAGCTGTGGCTATAGCTTTTGTGTCTATTATCCTGTTTATGTAATCTTGCAGTAGAGGTTCTCCTATAAGTTTACGCCAAACATCAATCATGTAAACGTCAAACCCAAGAAGGTTTTGCCCAACAATTAAATATGAATCGTCATATAGATATTTAGAAAATTCTTTCCAAACGGATTTTGGGTCTTCTGCATTGTCTTCGTAATACCTTTTGTCAAAACCTGTAATTCTTGCGGCATCTTTAGAAACGTTTAAATTATCCCATTTAATAAGTTTATCATACTTCTTGATTATTTTGCTGCCCTCTGCGACAATCCAAGCTGCTTGCCATGGTTTAGATTTCACTAAATTCAAACCTTCGGTTTCTGTATCGAAGATTATATACTTTTGTTTTCTATTGAATCTTAATAGTGAGTTGTTCATTTGGATAATTCTTTATAGGATTCCCAACAAAACTCATCGCTGGAAAAGTGACTTAGGTTTGGGTTGGAGAGGGTAGCTTGTCTGCCAAAGCTTCTGTTACAGAGAATCTTATATGTCTGTAGGGCTTCTACATCTTCTTTATTTCTATAGCAAATAGTTTTAACGAAGCTAATCTTATAGTTCTTCTTAGCAAACTCAAGAACTTTTTGCTCTATTAACCTATCATACGGAAGTTCATTTTTCTCAATCCAAAAGATAGGATTTAACCCGTCTAATTCTGGAATACAGTTTTTTAGATGCAGGTTGTTTTGGTGTATAAAGCTATCATAGAAGGGAACAATAAAACATAAAGACTCTTTATTCCATAAAGACTTAAGTTCTTTGTATGTAAGCTTGCCATCGTTCTTTACAAAAGCTAGTGAGTAAATTTTATTAAGCAATTTACATCCCGTATCGTCCATGGCAAAGATAACAGCTTTATGGTCAGAGTTGTCTTCTAAATTTTCATTGCATAAAGTAATCCTTAAACCATAAGTCAAATCTTTACCCCTTTCTTTGCAAAGGTGAAAGGCTTTCATGAAGCTTGTGAGATTATCCTCAACAATAGTGACGTTTTCCATGTTACCTTCGTCACATATGTCTACTATTTCATCAAGAGTAAGTATGCTTTTCCCTATAGAATATGTTGATCTGAATATTGGCTTGACCATACCCACATATTAACATACATATAGGTCCTGTCAAGAAGAATGTTAAGATTATGGTGGAATATAAGTTTATAATTGTTAATGATTACATTGAATCTAATAGCAAACAAAGGTTTGCACTTGATTATTTAATGCCTCCATTATGTGCATAGCACCCAGGATAATATTTCATCTCATGAGAACCTCCCTCTGGAACCATGTCTTCTGAAAAATCTTCCTCGAAGCATGTTTTAACAAAATTGCCGTCTTCGTCTTTAATTTCGTGATAAAAGAAATCAAACTTCATTCCACAATGCCACATTGGAGTTCCGTCTTTTTTGAGTTGCCCTTTCTCTTTAGCGAAACCACATAACAGTTTACAGCTAAAAGAGCCGTCGTCTGGAAAACCCTTATATGCTGCCATGTTTTTGGTGGCAGACTTTTCATTAAAGCCATCTAGATATTCTTGTATTTCTGTAAGGTGATGCTCAAAACCATAAAGATCATCCTCATCTAAAGGGGTCATTTTTATAACACCAGTATCTTTAACATCTGGAATTAAATCAAATTTTAAAAACAAAAATTCGCTTTGTTTAGTGTCGTATTCTGGAAATAAATGTCTTACGGCAAGGCTGTACATTAAGTCTTGCATATTATCTTCAAGCTCTTTACCTTTAAATGTGGCCTTGCTTGTTTTAAAGTCTCTGATCAATGCATATTTCTTATCTTCATAAAGAAATAACTTATCAATAAAACCGCGAATTTTATATCTTACAGTTCCGTTGTTAACTGTAATGTGAAAGTCTTTTTCAGAGTGTTCTTCTGTTGGTTCGCTATGCGTGTCTCCAAAAAAATCATACATCAAACCATTCAATGTCATCTCTTTCATCAACAGAACATTTTCACTATCGTCAACGCCTTCCTTTACGGCGTGTTTCATGATTAAACGCTTAATGGGCTCAGAACTAAATACATTAAGTGTTTTCTTGATTTGCTCGAAATGCTTTCTGTGTCTAGGGTTACCTAGAACCTCAAAAACTAAATGACAAATTGAACCCCTTCTGGCACCATCATTGCTTTTATCTGGAAGATTTAATTTATACTTGCACCAATAAAGCCAAGAACAACTTTCAGCTGTTTTAATTCTACTGGCGGATAATGTTGTTTGGGGTTCACTCATTTAATTTTTTTGCTTTTTTAATGTGAGACTTCGCAAATTTTTGATCATTCTTTCTTACAAAGTCAGAGATGAATTCTCTTTGTTTTTCTGGATCTGTTTCTGTTTTAGACCAAGAAACTAAATCTGAACCTGCCTCATGAGCCTCACCAAGATCATTAAAACCTTTAGGTGGAACCTTAATAGACATAACGTCTAAGTCAAAGTAGCTTGATAGTTTAAAATAATTTTTTATTGATGCCATGAGACCCCTATTAACTTTAGAGTTGAAGTCGTTATTGCCAGCAATGATTATTTTGTTTATGGTTTTGCTTGATAGGTAGCTAATAATTGATGCACTTACAGAGAGACCAAATATAACCAACACATTTTTAACCCCTTGTTCATAAAGAGCCATGGCATCTCCTATGCTTTCAACCAAATAAACTTCTTGTTTGTTTGTTATGATTGAATCAACGGTTTCTTTGTTTGGAACATATGCGGGGTATATCCAATTGTTTTTCTTGCCTATGTGTTTCCATTTTGGAGAAGGACCATCGTCAACCTTTCTCCCAGAAAAGCCTATGATTTGAGAGTGTTCATTATAAATTGGAAACACCATTCTCCTATACATATTACCAGAACCAGCAAGCCCAACCTTAAAAGATTTTTGTGTTAAATCTGATATTCTTTTGTTGTCATAGAAATTATAATTTGGAAATAATTTTTCCAGAATAGATTCGTCGTAAACTTTTTCCATTTCAATAAGTGTTTTTGGTCTATATTCTTTAAGATTGTCGGGTTCTAAGTCGAGTGATTTTAAAACAGACTTTAATCTGTCTGGCTGACCTTTCAAGGTAAGTTCTACTAATCTTTTAAGGGGCTTGTGTCCACTGTCATCAACGTAGTCTGTCCAAACACCGCTATCTTTATAAACCTGAATCGCACTAGCGTTGTCCCCGTCTCTATAAACAGCACTAGTTCTCCAATGGTTGCCATGATCAACCAGCTTATATCCAAGTTCTTCTAAAATTTGTTTATACATATCAGACATTTTCAAAATCTGGTAAAGAATCGGGCTCTGACCCGTCAATTTCGCCCCCGCCCTCTAAAGACCTTGCTATATCACGAAGGTCACCGCACTCTGTAATGTTGAAGTTCTTAAACTCAAGGTTTACAAAATTCTTCCTAAGAGAGTCATCTATCTGGACAGGCTCAAGAGCGCCAGCAACGTCTTTTCCAAGGTGCCTAGATTTAATGTTGATAAATTTATGAGTGCCAAACCTTCCTCCTTCAACTTCTATTTCATCAGCAGTCTTATTTCTTAGAATAAACATGTGAGAGCAAAACTGTATAATCCTATCAGAAAGAGAAACAATGCTTTCATCATCAATTATGTTTGATGCGTTTCTGTTGTTCGTTATCCCGTATCTGTTTGATTGAACAGAAGTTATCATTGGTATGATTGGCTCTCCATCAAAAAGTATTTCTTTTTGGACACACTTCTTAAACTTATCTACCATCTCACCAACTACTTGCCATTCATTTTTATTAGCAGAGGCTTCGCTTGTTGTTTTAATATAATCAAAAGAAAAAATCATTCTGTTGCCTCTTCCAACTTTGGAATAGTAAAATCTTTTCAATGTGTTAACCATAGAATCAACATCCATGCCCCCAACATTATAATAATAAAACTTCAAGTTCTTAACTTTGTCCCAAGTCTCTCTTACTTTAGCCACAACCTCATCACCCGCTTGTCTCCATTTTCCACTCTCAAGTAGATGGGATGGTATTCCAGAGATAGAGGCGCACTGTCTCATTATAAGTTCTTCTTTGCTCATCTCTCCATTATCAAAATGCAATACTGGAACATCATATTGAGACGCGACCTGTGTGGCGTAGTGCATACAAAACTGAGTTTTACCCACCCCAGACCTAGCGACGACAACTGTTATGTTTCCTGGTCTTAATATTGAACCATACATGTCATTGACTTTTTTATGAGGACCCATCATTCCAAACTCTTCAATTGGATTGTTACCTCTGTCCTCAATCATATATTCCATTTCGTCATATATATTAATAGGCTCGTCTTCACCTATCTCATATAAATTGATTCTGGAGTTGTAAACATTATCGGCCTTCTCTATAATTTCATGATATGTCGTCTCTGGAGAAACAGACTTCATTGCTTTCGCCATGTCTTGAGCGGCTTTATAAATACCCCTTCTAACCGAAATCTTTTTTAGTTCTCTGGCAGTCTTAATTAGATTCCCTTTAGGAACTTTTCTAAGTGCAAGAGATTTTATATAATCTGCTGGGTTAAGCCTGTCTTCAAAAGACAAACCTATACTCGCTATCCTTTGGGCAATAATAACCTCGTCAATATCCTCGCTGTTTTCTATAGCTTGTTTTACTATAGTAAAAATGGTTTTGTGAAGATTCGATTCCTCTGAATAAAAATCATCATGATCTATAAAGTTGGCTATCTCAGAAAATAGTTCTGGCTCCTTAATTAAGGCGGCTAATAGTTGCTTTTCTAATTCTAGATTATAAATCATTATTGTTTATTTTTTAAACTCTTCAAAGTTTCCAGCCACGAAATCTGAAACTGCTTTTTTTAAACCAAGCTCAACTATAGAGGAATCATATTTGGAATATACAGTAGGAGAACCTGTCTCTGTGCAGACAGCTAGTATCATTCCTTTATATTTATCTGCGCCGCCGCTAAATTCATAAATTTTTTCTATAAAGTTGTCTGGTATTGAAAATTCTATGTTTTCTTGTTCTTTCATAAGTTTGCGTTTTGGTCTTTAAACAACGAGGCGTTTATGGTGTCGGTTGTATAAACCTCTACCAGCTTTATATCATTAAGCTCACAGAAGTCAAGCTTTTTCTGGTCTCTTTTTAACTGATCCAGATATTTTAACCTGTTCTTATGAAAATGTTTTACATAACGAACATGTTGATCTCCTTGGACTTCGACTGCGACTTTTTTGTTCGCATTATAAAAATCAAGAGATAATCTTGTCCCTACAATTCTAAACTCTTCAAAAACAATATCATTCTTCCAGTAAGGCTCAAGGAAACTTTTAACCTTGCTTTGAAATTTACTTCTGCTTTTAGCCTCCCAATCAACAAGGTATTTTTTAGCGCTCTTTAGGTTTCTTGGTTTACCAAAAGGGTCTAAAAACTTCATGATAACTCAGATATTGCATTTTTGAAATATTTGATTAAGAAGTTAGAAAGGTTTTTGTCGTCTTCTATTAGTTTGAAAAGGTTGTTCTCTCCTTGTATTTTGTCTGGAAACTCAAGGCCGTTTTCAACCAAGAGTTCTTTAAAATCTTCGGTAGCAGATATCCATGCTCCTCCTTTTTTAAGGAACTCCCAAGCATACATTAAATCAATAATCTCTTTTTCAATCCATATAGAATTCCCGCCCTTGCGACCGTACCTCAAGGGGTAAGTTATCCTAGAGTTTGTTTTTTCATTGGGGGACTTTTTAACCGTGACAACAGCGAAGTGACCAATGGCTGGATTTTTTTGCATGTCCATTTTTTTAATAGACGGGTTTTGCAATATAACATCTTTGTTAAATCTTGGTTCAAACTCAATAATCCAATTGGCAAAGTGAAGCAGCGCATTGCCTCCTGTAGCGCTTGTCTGTCTAATTGGGGCTTTTGTATATGGGTCAAGTTTGATGTCTGCCCTGACTTGGGAAATAAAAATTGCCATGTGACCTCGCTTCGCTAAGGCAATAGACATTTTTTTCATGAAGGTTCCCGCAATTACAGCGCCTCCAGCAATCTTAGAAGAGTCCTCAAACCCTTTGTCCATGTCATTCTTTGGTATGAGCCCATCTACAGAATCAAGAACAAAACAATACTTGGTATCGTTCTCATTATCCGCTACAAGTTGTCTCATTAAATCTACCGCCGTTTCATAAATATTGGATTCAAACACAAAACATGTACCTTCAACCCAATCTTTTGCATTAAAAACAAACTCAAGACCAGACCTATCCCTCATCTCTTTAGATAGCCTTCCTTCGGCTTTTATATAAACACCTTTAGATCTAGGTATTGTAGTTAGGAAGTTTTTGATAACCTCTAAAGCTTCAGATGTTTTGCCTCCCTCGTTCATACCGCAAAAACGGTGCAAGCCTGGACCGAAGCCTCCTCCTAACTGAAGGTCGAATTGTAATGAGCCGCTTGATACTTTATAATCAATTTCTTCTTCGAAATTATAATGGTCGTCCTTGTTCGCTTTAAGAAACCTGTCTAATAGGTTAATGGAATTGTTTTCTTCTTTACTCATTTAAAAAATCTTTAGTTGTTTTTGTCTCTTTTTTTATTTCTTTGTCTTCTCCTACCTTGTCCCCTATATTATACTCTTTATATTTAGTCTTGTCAACCTTGTAATTAAAAGCTCTCCATTTTTTATCCATGGTATCTTTTAGTTTGGAGCTGAGAAGATATGCGAGAGAATCCAATTTCTTCCAAAAGGTTACTACATCCATAAATTCGAGAGAGTAGCGGTTGCATAAATCATTAAGCAACTTCATCTCTCTGGCGTAGAACATACGCTTGCTTAATTTTGGCTCGTTTAATAAACGAAGTATAATTTTTCTTTTGTTTATTTTAGGCTTCGCTGGGATTTTACTTCTCTGCTTCTTTCTTTTGGTTGGTTCCTCAAACTTAAAACCGCACTCACAATGCAAAGACCTCACCCCCAAAAACACATTACACTCTGGGCATCTTTTTTTACCTCTAGGCATAGTAAGATCTTATAATAGATCTAAATCCCTGTCAACCATCTTTTTTACAAGACCATAAAAATCTGTTTTTCTCTCCCAGCCCATCTCTTTTTCAGCAAGAGTCGGGTCACCAAGTAATAAGTTGACCTCTGCTGGTCTGTAATATTTTGGATTTATTTTAACAAGAAGTTTTTCGCGGTGATAATACTTGGAGTGCGATCCTTCACCCTCCCAGCGGCACTCGTCTGGATTAAAACCAGCAAATCCAAAAGCAGACTCAACAAACTCACGAATGGTATATGTTTCTCCTGAAGCTAATACGTATTCTTTTGGTTTTTCTTGATTCAGCATTAGCCAAATTCCAGCCACAAAGTCTTCAGCATCAGACCAGTCCCTTTTGGCTTCAAGGTTTCCAAGCTCAAGAGGGATAACTTTTTTGCCGTCTCTCATTTCCTTAATGATTCTGGCAACACCTTTGGTGACTTTTCTAGTTAGAAATTCTTCACCACGCCTTGTTCCTTCGTGATTAAATAACCACCCTTGCACCGCATAAAGATCATAAGAATCACGCCAAACTTTAACCAAATGTCTCGCGGCAGCTTTAGATGCTCCGTAAGGGCTTCTAGGGCGCAGTGGGTGCGTCTCATCCTGTGGGGTGATAACTACGTCGCCGAACTCTTCAGAGCTTCCTGCGTTATAATAGCGGCACTCTGGGCAGTGTTTGCGAATAGCCTCAAGTTGATAAAGAACAGCCATGCAATTTGTATTCATGTGGTTTTCTGGCATGTTCCAACTGACACCAACAAAAGAATTGGCTGCAAAGTTAATAAAATAATCTGGCTTTTCTTCTGAGATAACACGATCAACATTTGACTGGTCTGTAATATCAAGATCAATTAATTTAAAGCGAGGATTGTCTGCTAAGTGCTTAATGTTCTCATGATTCTTTACTGAAAGGCGGCGCACCCCAGCTATTACATCAATGTCTGTGTTGGCTAAAAGATAATCAGCTATGTGACTGCCGTCTTGTCCTGTTACTCCTGTGATTATTACTTTTTTCATTTGTTTTATTTATTATACCATATAATAAGATCTTTTATTTGTTTTTCTATATCATCAACAGTTAAATCGCTATAAACAGATCTGTCAATAGCGGTTTTTGATGGCTTTGGTAATATTTTTTTGTTTAGATGAAGCTGATTGTTAAGTATTTTTAAAAGATTGAATTTTGATAATTTTTCGGTGCCAACTGTTAATGTCTTTTTGGTTATTTCACCTTTGATTATTTTGAAAGCTATTTTTGACCATTCAAGCGTTGTTATCCCATTCCAAAAATGATTAGTGTATCCTGGTAAAGATTTTTCTTTATTGTTAGCTAACCATTCCCATAAAGATTTTTTAGAACTTAACTCTGGACCGATGATTGAACATTTTATTATGTTCACTTTATCTTTGTTTTTTAAATATTCGAAAGCTTTAACTTTGCTTTCTGCATATAAATCTTTGGCTTTTATATCTTCGCAATCAGAGGATGGGTGTATAATTCTACCATTAAAATAATTTGATAAAAAAACTGGAAGTAAAAAATTGTTAATTATAAAGTTTAGGCCGCTTTCCCCTTTCTGCGGTATGCTACCTATACAGTTTATTAAAAAGTTTGCATTAGATTTTGAGACCTCTTCAATAAATTCCACAGAAGGGAATCTATGGTTGATGGTTTGTATGTTGAGGTTTTTTTCTTTTAAGAAATGGTGAACAATATGACCGAGCATACCATTATGACCCAAAACTAACACTTTAATATGGGTTTTATCCATGTCGATTCTATGTTATCGTTTTTATTTTTGATTTCATCAAAAAATGTATAAGCTAAGACGTATATGTAGCTAGGCTTATCATTAATAATATTGTATCTGCTTTTTATTTGTATGTGGTTTCTTGGGGTAAAAAGACCGTGTTTTAATGGGGAGTCATCTACTATATAAAGTAGATCATCTTTGTTTATATCAAAGATACTCATTATAGTGTTAGCTTGACCTGACGCGCCATATCCAATAATGGTTTTATTATTTCTTTTGCAATGCCTTAAAAGGTTTTTGTTTTCAATTCTTAATTTATTTATATCATTTGCAAATTTTTCATAAGTAGAAAAGTCATAAAGACCTGCGGTTTTCTCTTTTGAAGTGAAATCTTTAACGGATTTGCTTTCCTTTTTAGTTTTTGAGGCAAAAATTCTTATTGATCCACCATGAATACCTATCTCATCGATATCATTAACGTATAAATTATATTTAGACAAGAGATATTTAAGAGATTTTAATGTATAGTAGTATAAATGTTCATGATAAATAAAGGAGAATTGCATTTGTTGAATAATAGTACCTAACCAATGAACCTCTAAAACAAAAACACCGTCTTCAGAAAGCATGTTAGATATACCTTTGGTGTAGTCTTGTATGTTTTCTATGTGAGCAAAATTATTACTACTAAAAATTACATCGAAACTACCATATTTTTTTTTAAGTTCTTCGGATTTCCTATAAGAAAAAAAATCGTTTTCTAAGAATATGCCATCTGTTTTGTTTTCTCTTGAAACGTCGCTTGGATCTACACCAACAATCAAATCAGATTCTCCAGCAAAGTTCTTTAAAAAAGTAAAGTCGTTACAACCAAGATCTAGAACTTTATTGTGTTTATAGGTTGATTTTATTTTTTTAGCGCTAGACTTCAAGTGGTAACTTAAAGTTTTTATTGCTCCTGTCTTGTAAAAGTAGTTTTTAAATAAAAGTTCTGGGTTAATAGATTCGTTTACTTGTACGCAACAACTCTCTTCGCAAAACGAAAGAGTTAAAGGAAACGTTTTATCATTGTTAATATCTTCTTTTTTTAAAAACCCTCCAGCAAGAGGCATTTTTACCTCAAAAAAAACTTTAGATTCTTTATTCGATATTCTAGATTTATTATAATTAGTATATTCTTTGCTCATAAGGGTTGTAGTAGTTATTGTCTTCTAGTATTTGTTTCAACTCACATTTAGAAATTACGAAATTCTTGCTTGAATAATCTCCTTTTTTAAAAAGATTGTTTTTCGAAACTTTTTTGTAATGCATCAGGTAGTAATCTCCGTCGGAAATGACTCTTGGAGATTCCTCTCTTGATATCATTATTTCATGTATTTTTTCTGAAATTCTAGGCTCCCCAATTTTGTATTTAAGTTTGAATTTTTCTGAAAAAATTTCAAATAAATCTTTAATAAGTATACTTCTTGCTTTTGGAATGACGTTGTAGCCAGTTTTTTTTAACGAGAACTCAACCAAATTAACAGCATCATTGGGATGAATTATAAACCTTGTCATTTCTTCTGAATACAGAGTTAATTCGTAGTTGTTTATAATTGAGTCCCAAATTAAAGGGATGATGCTACCAGTTGAATTGATTACGTTGCCATATATAGCTGTTGAAAGTTTTACTTTAGACTCTTCAGCATTAACAATGAATGATTCTCCAGCTACAAATTTCATAGCTCCGTATAATGTTGTGGCAGCTCTTGACTTGTCGCTAGAAATAAAACACGCCGAAGATAAATTTTCTTCTGCGGCTATTCTGCTATTGATACCACCTTTTATAATAATTTCATTTGCCTCTTGGTGGTTTGAGTCAACAGCTTCTATCTGTTTTAAACTAGCAGCAAAAATACCAACATCATGTTTTTTAGAAGATTTAACGAGTAGATCTAAATTTCTTATATCTCCAATTATGCACTTTATATTTGGAAAATTCTTTTGTAAATAGTAATGTTTTGCCTCATCTCTACTAAAAACTGTTATTTCATTATCTTTATAATACCTCGAGATAATGTTTTTGCCAAGATATCCAGCTCCGCCAGTTATAAATATCTTTTTATTTTTTATCATATTTTTTTATTATGTTTTTCCCTGAAACCATGTCTGAAAAAGGTCTGACATTATGACTTATTCCTAGTTTAGAATTTCCCCAAGTTTTCCATCCCCAATTAAAAGTTTTTTTAGGCAAAGTGTAATCGTAAGTTTCCTCTTCTATCTCTTTTGAGATGAAGGATGAATATTCTTTGTATTTTTTATCAAAATGCGCTTTAGATATTTTACATGCATCAAAAACTTGTAATGGAGAAGGTTTTTTATCGAAGTCATAATTTGATTCTCTACTTTCATATAAGGCTAAATTATTTAATTTTAACCTGTAAATTAAATCAACATCTTCCCACCCTCCATTTAAAAACCTCTCATCCATCCATCCGATTTTTTTTATTAGGGATTTTGTGAATCCCATGAAGCCCATTCCATACATGAAAGAACATGCAAAGCCAGATTCTAAATGGTGTATGATTTTCTCAACCTCCTTTACTGTTGGAACAGCTCGGTCATTAATCGTTATTATAACTTCCGTTTTAGACGTTTCTATTGTTGTATTAATAAGTTTTGAATAACTATTGTATATAAGTGGAAGTCTGTCTATTCTGTTGTTCCATTTTACTGAGTATTTTTCATCTAGTTTTTTAAGGCTATTTTTTTGTGATGAAACTATATTTTCATCATGACCGCATAATAATGCAATTGTTATCTCTTTGATTTCCATTGTTTTTAATTTAAATTTTTAAATAGCTTTTTATATCAAAATCTAATTGTTGACTACCGTCTATAATGTGATGATAAAAATCATTGTCTAAATTTATTTTAGACAAATCATCCCATTTGTCAATAATTAAAATAGGCAAGTCTCTGTATTGTTCTGAATTTATTGATCTAGTTACTATAGGTATGGTTTTTAAGTATAAACTTTCCCATGTTTTGTGGCAGTCAATTCCATTTCCATTTGGAGATATTGCAAACATTGATCTAGATAAGTCGTTTAAATAGTCTTCAAATGATAAGCCTGTTGTGAAATCAATATCGTTTCTTTTTATAGATTCTAAGCACAAGCCCCTTTCTTTTGGATTTGTTTTTAAAGAAAAATTAGCATATACTAAATTTGTTTTTTTATTGTTTTTGTTTATACACTCTCGCAATGATTGTTTGTTGCCATGAATCCATTTAGGATTAGCTATCCCAATTGGTATAGAGCTTAGTTTAGGGTGATTTATTGAAATGTTCTGTGCATACCAGTGAATGATATTTTTAGAATCTAAAAGCGGTATGTATTTTTCATCAATACATAAGTCGCTGTTATGACTTACGACCCTAATAGGTTTGTCTATAAAACTGTTAATTGCATTGAATATACAGTCTGTTTTTATAAAAACTAATGGCTCATCAAAAAGATGTTTTTTGTTTTCGTTTTCTTTAAAACCTTCTTCGTCAAAAGAATAATCACACAAAGCTTTAAATTCATCGCCGCAAATAAAATTCATTTTCTGAGTATGTTGTTAAGCAAGTCTTCGGCCTCCGTTTTGTTGAATGGCCTAGGCATATGGGCGTCTATTTTTTTGTTTAAAGAATTTTTTGTGATTGACCATCTGCAACGATCTATTCTTCCTGATGCAAGCCCGTTTTCAAAACCCCTTGGAATACTTTTAACGTCAAAGTTACATAACCTTTCCGTTATGATATCTTGATCTGTAAACCACCATTTGTTAAAATCGTTTGATTTGTGTTGTGGATACTTAGAGAGTAATTCTTCTATTGAATTTTCTGGTATTAATTTTTTCCATAAATTATGTGGTGCCGCAACATAACAAATGGGATAATGAACATCAAAAGTTAAATCTTTACCATAGCAGGTAAACTTATTACTCTCTGGTTTCCAATAATCACTTAAGGGCATCATGTCGACATCAGAAGTCATTATTAAACCATCTGTAAAGCGATGAGCAAGCAACCTATAAACCTGAACTATTGTTGCTTCTTTTATGTTTTCTATGTTTTCTATTTTTACTATTTTATTTTTATCATCAGAAATTATTTTTTTTTCTCCTAAATAAAAAGTTAATGTATTCCAGCCAAGTTCATTCCAAGCTTTTTGAATGTATGGCAGGTAGTTTAGATAAATTTCATTATCGTTAGTGCTTATTACTACTGTTTTCACTTTTATCTAATAAATTTTAAATGTTCTTCGTTTCTGCTGCCGTCCTCTTCGAAAGATTCGCCAACAAATCTTCTGTCAATTCTTGGGCTTGGGAAAGGCTTGAAGTGAAAAAATTCATCATGAATGGTACAGTCATCTTTAAAATTATTCCACACCAACTCTTTAAGAAAGATTTGATCAAAATAATACTCATTATTAAATCTTCCTTGTGTTTGCGATCTAAAAAGCTTTAACGAATTTTCAATTGAATATGGAAACTTGGATTTATTTAAGCCAAACATACCAGCTAAAATAGGGAAGTTTCCGTGATATGGGTGGTCTTTCATTACATGAAGGGTGGTTCCTTCTTTAACCCATTCGTTTACAGCATCAACTTCTCTTTGACAAAAACGAGAATCTGTATCTCTAAATATAACACGATTAACCCCTTCTATATCCATTGCCAAAAACCTATTCGCGTTAAATGATGAGTTTGGTGTTTCGTTAATTTCTATTAATTTAGCTCCAGTAGATATGAGCTCCTTTCTATATTTTTCTGGAACATCGTTTGATATATAAAAAATACAATCCCAACCTGGATAAAAATCTTTACAAGATTCTGAGTTCTTAACGGCCCCAACACAATATTTTGGTTTTTTACCCCACAAACTAAATGATACTATATTCATATTGAGTAAATCTCCCTGACTTTTAAAACTTCCTTTATTGCCCTGTCGTATGTTATTCTGTTCCTTGAAATCGATTCTGGATTCTCGTAATATACACCAATCTCTTCATCTATTTTTTGTAACTTGCCTCCTCCTTTTAAAATCCTAAACCACATATCATAATCAGATGCACAAAAATAAGACTCGTCAAAAAAACCGAACCTGTCGTGAACGTTCTTTCTCCAAACAGGCAAGCAATGAGGGGAGTTGTGCCTTAGTTGGTTTTCTATAGTCCCATCAAGTATTGGCCAGATTTTTCTTGATTTGCAATCTTCAAAGTTTTCGTTTTTTACTTCGCTGACTTTTAACTGACCGTAACAGAGGTCAATGTCTGGATTTTCTTGCAAATAATTGACCTGTTTTTCAAGAGAGTTGAATTTTCTTCTGTCGTCGACATTCCAATTTGTAATGATTGGCGAGCTTGATAGTTTTATACCTATATTCCAAGCTTCATATACAGAACATTTACCTATATAGTGATATTTTATATTGGGTAAATCAAGAAATTTATCAACAATTTCTTTGTCTGGGTTGTGTTCTTCATCGTTAGCATCTAACAAGATAAGTTCACAATCATGAAAGATGCTTTGTCTTTTTAGGTCTAAGAGAAATGGAAATAAAAAATCCGAAGCCTTATACATAGACGTTAATATACTTACCACAGGTTTTTTGCCCATACCTGATTATAGCACAAGTATTTTAATATTCAAGCAAAAACTAAATGTTTTCCTGCTCCAGAATATAATCCACCTCCAAGCTGTCCGCCTGGTTGAGTATCTCTTCCTCTTTAACAAACGAGCTATCATCCCAGCCCCATTCACTTACTATATCTTCTTCATCCCACTCAACGGCATCGGAAGACACGCTTGTGTCTACAGCTTTCTTGCTC